GCAGGTCATTTCTACGAACATGGGCGTCCCGTCCTTTAGGCTGTAATTACAGTATACCCTTGTGTTGTAAGGCTTCGCGGATTGAACTAGTAGCCTTTTCTGTATCGCTAGCATGCAAATTGGACAATTTAGACACTATTGTCTCGGCTAGGTCTAATCTATTTATTGCGTCTAAGACTTCTTGGCACCCCGTCTTTATGTCTTGGCGAGTGGCTTTTCGTGATAACTCTAGCTCAACGGATAAATCTGTAATAGCTTTAAACGACCCATCGTGTTCAAGCACTAATAAGATGGCTGTTTGCGCTTGCATTAGTCGTATAGACCCTTGCTTTCATATGCTTTCTTTTGGTTATACATCTTAACTGGGCAAAAATCGCACAAATAAATCTTTGATGTAGATTTTGCTAAACCTGCGGCTTTACGTTCTCCATCTGTTCCAGGCTTTAAAATCTTACGTTCGTTCTTATAGTCTGAACATTGTCCTTTAGGACTGTTGTGGATACTCCAACAGCTCATCGCGTCAGCTGAGTATGTATCTTTTAGGTCATAAAAATTAGTGCCAAATACATCAAGACCGGAGGCTCCGCCATTTTTTACAAACTGCTCTTTAAGCTGAGCAATTAAACCTTCTTTAATCTTAGGGGTCATCCAGTATGCCCACAAAATGTCGGTTAATGCACCGTAGTGGCCGCCGCGCTCGTGAGGAGCGTTAGCTTCTGCTAAAAATGGATTATCAGTTTGGTCATACTTACCGTCACCTAAATAGGTTCCCGTTTTATCGTATGGGATTTCCTCAACTGTTTTGCAGGTATAGCAAATAAGCAGGAGGATATATTCTTTAGTTAGGTCTTCTGACATAGCAGAAGCCTACCATAGTTACTTGTTTTTACGTGCTTTCAGGGCTGCGTTTCTACGAGCTATATCTTCTTGGCGCAGTCTTTCTTTCTCAGCTGGGCTAACAGCAGGCTTTGAAACAAATGGTGCCATCTTTGGAGCAGCTACTGCTTCAACCTTCGGACCCTTCGCTTTATTTTTTGCAGGGGCCTTCTTAGGCTTTTGCATCTCTTTAAGTGCTGCCATATCTGATTTAGGCAGGGACATAAAGCCTCCAGGGTGGACTTTTGCGCCCTTGGAGTTTAATAGGAAATGCTTGTGAGACTCTGAAGCCTTGTCAAATTTAAACTTGCGTCCGTGCTTTTCTGCGCCTTCGCGTTCACCTTTGTGAACTTCAATATCGCCTTGCCAGTTTCTATGACCGATTCTTGCTGGGCCTGACCCGGATTCAATTACAGTAGTTTCTCGTCTAAGTGGGCCGAACCGAGTACCTGAATTAGCTTTGGCTTCTGTCCATTGTCGACCTTGAATTGGCTCTTGAACAGGGGTAGCGACTGGTTCTGCTGCAGGAGCAGGCGTAGATAAACCTAAACGTTGAGCTAAGGAAACGTGTGGTTGCTTTACTCGTGCCAAGGTATCTCCTATTAAATTATTCGTTAGATGATTTAGCGTCTGGACTATTAAGTTGACGTTGGTACTCAGCGTAAGCTTCTTTGTGCTTTTGGTCGTCTTCCACAGCTTCAATACTTACGTGGCGCATATCTCCGGACTCAGCTCTTGTGCGAACAGGATTAAATGGTGTTGTCTTTGGTGGCCAAATATGGTGAGTTGGGGCTACGTTGGGAACTCTTTTTAAATTTCCTGAACGGTCTGGTGGGTTACTTGCCATTATTTCCTCTTTGCTGAGTCAATATCAATAACAGGCTTTGGCTTACCTTCGTTTGAAATTTCACGAGCAGCAGCGTTGTACTTTGCAACTGTTCCTTCTTTGGTTGCTTCAGTAAGTTCTGAACTCATTTTATTAAATTGTTCGTTAGGCATATAACCAAACGCGCTCTTCTTGTCGCGTCGAACAAGTGTCACGTTAGGCGAAAACTTTTCTTTAACAGAACCAATGCCAGCAATATCCATAACATTAGTAGGAACCTCACGAGGCTTCCAACCACTACCTGCCGACCCTTGTGAAAGGTTATTTAATGACGGAGGAAGCGTTGGTACACGCTTAGAATCACGGGCTCTATCTTTAGCCATTATTACTTACCTGGGTTTACCTTTGAGGGCTCTTCAGAGTTAATAAACCCATAGTTCATATATGGGTGTAGGTCTGCGCGGTTCTGTACTACGGTCTGGTCACCCATACCTGCAGCAACAGTGGTATTAGGACGACGCTTGCGGTACTTGCCGTCGGTTGCGCCTTCTAGGAGTTCAGCATTCTCTGAACGTGCTTTGCGAACGGTCATGCCATTCGTCCTTTCACTCGTGTGTATTGCTGCTTGCGAACGCAAGACGGGCAAACATCTTTGTTAAGTAATGATTGTACTGGGTCTATAGCCATTCCGCACTTAGTACAGGAATTATCCCCGTTATATTGGGTCTTTCCCATCTCTCGTTGGGTATCTAGACGTACGTCTTCAGCTCCGGCCATGCCTTCGCCTGTGGAATCTGTAAATAATCCTGGGTCGTTAATCATACGCTGTGGTCTTCGCATCCTAAGCCGTTTTCCCAAGTAAACTTAGTTGCTGGATTTTGACACTCAGGGGTGTCGCAAAAAGAAGCTGGGTTTATATATTGGCTAAGGCTTTTGTTTTTGCGACTGCCTAATTGAGCATGAACACGCTCATTGTGAACCTCATCAGACATACTTCTTCCGTGCTTGTCTGGCCCTTTATCTCTGTCTGGGACCTTATAAAAATGTTCTTTATCGGCCATCGTGCTCTCCTTCATAATAATCTGTTACGGACTTGTCATAGGCATCTTCAGCTTTTTCTACTGAAGCATCGCGAAATGCTTGAAGTCTATTTTCCCGCTTAATTACCATATCAGTGTGCAAGTCTTTCATACGTCCCATTAGACTGACCCTCCTAGGGTATTGCGGCTGCTAGATTGTGTGCTGTTTGGTGTTTGACTAAAGTCTGATTCTACACGTTGCTGGGTCTCAGCTCTGCGTGGAAGGTCAATTAAATCCTCAATACTAATCTCTTGGTCTGTATAACCATATCGTGCAGGGAATAGCTTAACCTGTGGAAGTGGTGGGCGCACATATTCTTGAATCTCTTCGCCTGTCATTGACCAAGCGGCAAGGGATTGGCTTAATAGGCGCTCGCTGTTGCTCTTGAAAGGACCGATGTATGCCTGTGGAGGGTAAGCGGATTCAGTTGGGGCTACCCAAGGTCGGCGATTGTAAACGCCGTCAGAAAATTTACCGGCCATGACCACGGTTCATTTCAGTATCGTTAGGCTCCCAATGTGAGTCTGCAGGCTCGTCATCTTCAAGACCAAGCGATTTAGCCCACAAGTCATTTGAAGTAAGTGGCTTACGCTTTGGGTCATGCGCTCTATCTTTTGGTGCCATTTTATCTCCAACCTGGTCGCATACGAGCCATTTGGTCTACGCGTTGTTTATTCAAAGACATAGGGGATGTGCTTCGAATGTTTGCTTTACCATCATTTGGTAGATGAGGCGCTGGCGCAGCCATAGCGTCTTCTACATTTCGCTTTGAACGATATACGTTTCCATCTTTTGTGGCTTTCATCTGACGACGAATACCACGCATATTATCTAAACCTTCTGGGTAATAGTAATCTTGTACATCAATGCGCTCACCGCGGTGAACACCACGTTGATATGAACGCTGACCTACGCGTACCTTTAAACCATTAAGTACTTTATCTGAGGTACTAGAATCACGGCCTTTATCATCACGACGTGAACGAATAGTTCCTAGATAACCATCTGGATATTCTGCTTGTGGAGTACGACCTACGCCTAAACGAAGGAAGTCAAGTTCAGAACGAGCAACAGGAACGCCACCGCCACCATAATTGGTATTGGTTCCATACATTCCACCTTCGCCGAGGTTTTGAATGTTTTGATGTGGTCCTGGCATAGCTCTAGTTTATGCGGTTTTCTCCCGCAAGAACTGCTAAATCGCGACGCGGGTCATAGCCATCCCCAACAACAAGTGAAACAATACCTGTCGGTGACTCAAGACCGCTCTTGTCACGGAACCAGGCACTACCGCCATCCATAGCAGGTACTTGAATCCATAAACGAGGGCCAACTTGGTCTGCGCGGAAATGATGGAAGTGGCCAGTTAACAATACATCTGCTGAACCTACTGGAGTACGACCTGTTGCCTGTCCCGCAATCCACTTGCCCATATCTTTAGCTTGATGACCGTGAGCCATACCTAATACTGTTCCACCTAAATCAATAGCAAGTGTTGCATTGTCTGGCTTAGGATAATAAAACTTAACGTGCGCTAACGCAGGATTTTCTGCGCACGCATCTTGAACTGCAGCTACAACTTCAATTTGCCAAGAATCAATTGGGTCTGTCATAACAATTCTATGGGTCTCATCGTGGTTGCCTGGAACTACAGGGACGATTAACTCTTCGCACAATGGAGCAAATGCTTTAATCCAAGCCATAAGAACTCTGCGTCCAATGCGCACCTGTTGGCTAACGCCAAGGTCACTACGACCTAATACTTTTCCATTCTGACTTGTGGAACCCTCGATGCAATCGCCCAACTGAGGCAACACAACGGTGCCAATCTTGCGGCCTGTCTTTAATAATTCTTTATGGCGTTCTACCGACTCTTCTATACCTTTTAGTACTCGCTGTACGGTTGCTTCTGTACCGCCGCCGGCATCTTTACCATACTGGGTGTCGCCAATGGCGTAGATGGCGTACAAAGGACCTGACGACTTTTCTACTTTTCCCGGCTTCCACTTACTAATGTCTGATACGAGTTGGTCGTAATCTAAATCTGAACCGCCGTAAGCTTGTTCGGCAGGCTTGATGGTTACTTTAGCAGCCTCTAACCACTCACCATCAAAACGTTGCCAACGGCTTTTACGCACACTGACTACAGTCCAAACCTCTGGGTCTAAATCAAAATCTTTAAATAAATCTACGGCGTCTGGAAGCTCGCCGGCTGTGCGTGGGGTAGAAACAAAATATCCACCGTCAGGACCTACGTCTAGTCTGGCTCTGTACTCTTGTGGAACGTTGGCGTTTTTTATATTTGATTCAAGGCCGTTAAGTTCAGCATTTATTAAGGCTTTATTCAGCGCATTTATTTTTATCGACATGTGCAATATCCTCGCAAATGGGAGCGGAAAGCAGTTAATTTATAGGGCAATTCGACTTCTTTTTTTAGGTCTTTATATAAGTCAGAAATAATTACACGGGCGTTATTATCTTTAAGGGCATTCAATACTTCCTGTTCTTCAGCAGGTAAAGTAGAAATCCATTGAGCAACAATACATACGGTATTATCTGTTGTTAAGTGCTTGTTTAGTACTTCTAACATATCTCTCTCCTTGTTGACATCACGACGCAACGTGGTAAGCCTAACACAGATAAATTGGACAATTCAACCCAAAGCGCAAAAAACCCCACCGCGTTTTGCGATGGGGTTTAATGAAGTTACTAGTTATTCAGCAGAGCCTGACTTCCAGTTAGCTGACTGACCCTTGGCTGCTGGAAGAATTCTTCCGTTGCCTTGAGTAGCGCCTGCTTCTGGTGCAGTTGTCTGTTGAAACTTTACGCGGATACCGTAACGGGCACCTCCGCGGGCAAGTGCGCCAAGCACATTTTTACGTGCAGGCTTTGCCATTTTAGTTGGGTCGCCAGCTTGTGCGCCCTTCTTCTTTACGAGTGTACCTTTTTCTGTTGGTGCGACTCGTGGCTTTGCGCTTGAAGATGCAGTTGGCTCAGCTGATGCTGGTGCCAATGGCGCCTTGTTCTTAGTTGAATCTGATTTCATATAGTTTCCTTTGCAAAGGGGGTTTAATAAATGTACGGTATTTACTATTTAAATACAGTATTAAATAACGATTACCGTAAGAACTATTGCAGAAATCTGACCGTCGTGACTCTCAATGGTAGTAAAACCAGGCACAAAAGCCAGGTGAATACCACGTGGGGCGGTGTACCCACCAGCAATTGCTAGGGCTTTTACGGCTTGATTTACTGCGCCTGCACCTACAGCACGAATTTTAGCTGTTCTGGTTTCATATACGCTGTGAGCAATAGCTGACGCCACTGCCTGGGGGTTACTTCCTGCGCTGACGCGAAGGATATTCTCTTCTGTTTGCTCGGACATTTATACCTCGGTTTACGAATAGTGGATTCCCCGTAGGTAAATTATGAGGGAGTTTTTTAGTTAGGTCTGTCTAAAGGGGTAGGCGCTAAGGCGTAAGTCCCACAGACAGAACACTCCATTTCCAGCAAGTACTGGGCTATTTCATAGTCGTCAAATGAAACTTTGACGTTCCACAGGTTGGACTCGCATTTAGGGCAGTCATGGCAAACAGTATTTTCATACTCCATCGACCCCGTGTAATCAGGCTTCAGTGCTCGAATTGAGTTCATTCTCTAACTTATCTAATGCCGCTTTTTGCTCAGCCATCATCTTCTCTAGCTGTTCAATCTCATCTGCAGATAAGGTGTCCTTGTTCTGCTCGTACAACATTACGCCAACTTCAAAGTTTTGCTTCAACATAGCAAGTTGAATTTGTCTGCGTTCTTTAACGAAGGCGGCAGCTTCTGCGATGTTTGCGGCTTTTTTATCCTGTGTCTTACTCATAGATACAATCCTTACACTCAAAGGGCTCGTTGTATTTAAACTTAGACATAACGCCGCACTTCCTACATAAAACATTTACGGTGTTAGCTTTTTCTTTTGTCATTAACTTGTCTATCTTGTCTGCCTCAAGCCATACATACATAATGGCCATACCTGAAAGCAGGATTAGAATGTCAATAATCATTGACCGCCCCAACCGCCGCCCTTAAAGTGAACTGCTGGCGCAGTCCAAACTTTAGTCATCGTGCCGTTGCAGGTAGTGCAAAGGGGTGTATCTGTAGCTCCGTAGATAATACGAAGTTCAACTACAGAATTACAGTTATCACATTTAAAATCATATGCTGGCATTATTTCTCCCTAAACTTTGGGTCCTGAAGCTTATCATAAATTTCTTTCTCATACCCAAGAGTGTGTGCTCCGGCTACAAGCCTAGCTAAAATGTACGAGTCTGCAGCGTTGTCGTCTGTAAACTCTGCGTCCCACTTCTTATACACGTGTAAAAGAATCTGGCTTTTAGATATGCCCTGACCCTTACCCGTTGCATACTTTTTGAGGTTAGTTGGTGGAACAATCAGTGGGTAGATGCCAAAGTCAAGAAGGGTTAGCTTTACCATTCCGCCAAGCTCGCCCAGCATATTAGCCATCTGTGACCCAAAAGCGTAGCCTTCTATTGCTACATCGGTAATCTTGTCAAACTGATGCAACCAGTTCATAACGTGCGCTTGGATGTCTCTAAGCCTATCTATGCCACGCTTTTCAGATTTATATACCTCTGTGTAGTACGCGCCATCTTGGTAGGCAGTTATCGCAAACCCACTGTAAGACTGGTCTATACCTAGATAGACAGCCTTATCGGGGTCTAACGAACCGCCCTTAAAGACTTTCATTAAAAACGTGACCTCATTGAGGAAGTTCTACGGGTTAGCTCACGACTTGTAAGTTGATAGTAACGCTCTAAGTTATCTTGCATTGTCTCTAGCATCTTACGATAAGCATAGGTTTGAAGCTTTACCGCGTTCAACTCAACAATCTCAGGGTCAATGCTGACAGCTGCTTTTAACATCGTGGCTTTCTCTGTGCTCTTGCCGTTGGTTTTTGCAAGAAAAGCTTTGGCTTCCGCTGTGTTGTATGCGTTTTCGGCTTCCATCTCAGCCAATGATGCAGCAGCAACCTGGGTACGAATAAAGCTGTAGTTCTCCATATATTGAGTAGCTAACATCATTAGCTCTTGGTCATCAACCATCGTAATGTCTCGTGGAAAAGGTGGGACATCAATATCTAGACTACGGCGAACAGGTAGTCCTTGAGCCTCTAGTACCTTTAATACATCTTCAGTAACGCCCGTGGTGTGTAGATTAATCATCATATCCTCCGCATTTTGAACATCCGTTTTGACTTATATTACACGATGGTGGGGTCAAGGTTTTAATCGCGTTAATAATCATCTCTGCTGCCTCAAACAATTCGGTGATACCGAAATCGCTTTTAGGGATTACAAACTCTTTGACCTCTTGGTTAGGCTTGGCTTCATAAATAATAACTGCCTCTTGTGGAGGGTTCTCATAGCCAAGAAGCTCAGCTAACTTCATATAAATCTGCACTTGGGTTATGTGCTTCATAAACGGCTGTGTTATAGCCTTCCAAGTTTTATTAAAATCAAAATCATTTTCTGCGTACAACTCTGGGCATTCCCAACGAAGGGTGCCTTCGCCTACAGATTTAATCTCAAGCATTAGAGGCTCACCAAGACCGACTAGCCAACCGTCTGAATGACCAAAGATACGCAATGGTTCGTAGAACAAAGGTACTTCACGATATTCAAGTGGACCTTCGTGACAGTCAGAACCGCCCCAGAACATCTCTCCGCAGTCTTGGCAGTACCACTTGCCAAACATAACGCCCATCTCATAGAACCACTTCTGCCACTTAGCATGGATAGCGTGGCCCTCTTCAAATACCGAAAGAAGACGGAAACTCATCTTGCGGTTACTAATGGCTTCTCTTCCCAAGAGCTGATAATAAGAAGCGCGGTAACACCATTCACCGCCAGCCATCTCTGATGGATGTAGGACGTCTGTTCTACGAGATTTATCCTTTGGCTTTGATAGTAGGAAACGCTCTACAGAACCAAGGACGCGTGTTTCTTTTTTAGCCACGTTAATAAAACTCTTTAATGCACCGCTGGGTTTGTATTTAGTCATGGCGGTAACCTATCACGACTTCTTAGTGTTTATCCAGTCCTCAAGAGTCAATCCAGCCTTAGCTGCTTTTCTCTTTAAAGCATTTCTTTCTCGGTGACTCATGCCACCCCATATGCCATGCTGTTCATCCATCTTGTCTGAGTAAAGTAAACATTGTTTACGGACAGGGCACTCAGGTAACCCGTCTTTGCCGTAACACACGGCTTTAGAAATCTCTGCTATAGATTTATATTTGGATTTATCTCGAGGTGGGTACCAGAGTTCGGTGTCCATTCCTTGACATTTGGCTTCGTATCGCCATCCTTCGTCGTGTCCGACGTCATCGTACATGTATGCTCCTGAAGAGTTTGGCGTAGTTCTAGAAAATCGTCTTCAGTTAGCAACACGTAGTTCTCGTTGTTTAAACTAACACCGAGAACAGGCATACGCCCATCAAGTATTGCTTCTTTAACAATCTTTTCCAGAACCGTTGCTTTGACGGTAAAGGAAGCTTTGCCAGTCCACTTGTGCTCTATGAGCAAATCAGATGAACGAACATCGCCTTTACGACTCCAAAAAGCTCCGCTGCCAGCATTGCGCTGACCGCCAATCTTCTTAGCTAGTCGGTCCTCGTGTTTCTTCGACTCCCTTTGGCCTTTACTCTTCATCTTCCGCTACGTACTTCGAACCTGCTTTTATGGACTCTAGAACCTCGCGCTCTAAAGATTCCTTCAGGTCTACTTCTTCCCGTATGGAGCTAAGCATAGCATCTGCTCCCTGCCATTGACGTTCCGCATAGCGATAATAGGCTCCTGCGCGTGTTATGACCTTATTGATAATTCCAATAGCCAAAATCTCTTTAGCAAAATCAAACTCTCCTGCAGGGATATCCCCTCCGTTAGAGAAGTAGAAGTCAACCACAGCAGTAGTTGATGGCGGAGCAGACTTGTTCTTTAGGACGCGTACCTTAATAGCCTGTCCTACTTTGCGCTTTTCCTGTCCCGTACCGGCTTCAATCCACTCATCACGGCGCACTTCCATACGAGTAAAGAAAGCGTAATCCTTGCCTAGACCACCTGGGGTGGTGCGTGGGTCACCGTACATAACGCCAATCTTTGAACGCCATTGGTTAATAATGATTCCAATAAATGGGCGCTCGTGTTCTGTAAGGGAACGCTTAGAAGCAAGCCCTACCTTACGGAAAAACTTATTAGTTAGAAGAGCTGAACGACCTACTGTTGACTCTTCCATTTCTTTATCATTCTCTGATGTAGGAACGAGGGCAGGAAGGCTATCAACAACAATGCAATCCACGGACTTACTTTCAGTAATTTGAATGACGGCTTCATAGGCCTCCTCCATAATGTTTGTCGATACTACGTATACTCTTGAGGTATCAACGCCACACATCTCTGCGTACTTTGGTACCCACTGCTCAGCGGCAACCCACACAGTTGTAAACTCTGGGTCACGCTTTTGGTTGGCAGCAATAGTCTTTAATGCGAGGGCGGTCTTACCGTTGCTCGCTTCTCCAATAATCTCGTGCCATTGATTGACCGGCCACCCTCCACCAAGGGCAACATCAATAGCGACTGAGCCTGTGGTAATTCTGTCCAAGATATCGTCACGGATATCTGAACCTAGAACAATAGTATCCGCGCCCATCTTCTTATTGATTGCGCTAAATACTTTTGCTAGTTCTCCTGAAATTGCCATTATTCTATTTTCCCTACGATTGTTGTTGGATTCCATCCGCCTGTTGCTACTTGAGTAGCTGGTGTAGCGGGACCACTTGCTTTAGGACCATTGCCTACAATACCTGTCCCCATACCACTACCTGACTGTTGAATTGGGTAACCGCAGTCATAACAACGTGGCTTAGTATTCTCTGCGCCTAAATAGTTACCGCTACCGCATCCAGGGCAACGAGCTGCAGGTGCTTGATACTGAGGCATAGTTGGTTGCTGATACTGAGGCATCTGTGGTTGCACAGGTTGTTGCACAGGTTGTTGATACTGTGGCTGTTGTGGTTGAACTGGTGCTGGTGAACCCATCTTACGTGAGAACCAATCGGCGCTGTTACTCATCGAAGTTTTCCATTTCTATTTCTGCGGATGTTATTGCACTTGGGTATATGAGCTCTAAGTTTACAGCAATTGACATAGCACCTACTAATGTGGAAAGTGCTACGGCTTTATAAACAGATTTCATACTTTCAATATCGGACAAAATTTCATTAGAAACATCTTCTTCGCTTTCGCTCATTTCTTTTAAATGCATAGTCGTCATAACGTTAGCACTTATATCTGAAATGGATTCGATGTAAGGAAATAAAGGAAGAATATGAAGTAAACGATTTTCGCTATCTTCTCGTTCTTTTGCGTCTCCCTCAGCACTGACTGGAGTAAGGCCAATTAACTCGGCAATTGAATTCTCATTACCAATAGCTGTGTCATACAAATACCATCTAAGAATGGTGCTCATAGGGACGTCGCGCTCAACAACAGCATACTCTGGCTCTTTACTAAAGAACTTTTTCCACCATCTCACTTGGCTTCTCCCCACTTCTGAACAACTTTAATGTCAGCAACAAGGGGGATAGGAATAAGCTTTATGCCTTCCATAGCCTCACGAATAGCTTCTGTAGTTTCATCAACAAGATGGTCGGGAGTCAAAGTCACAAGTTCATCGTGAACAGTAAGAATCAACTTGGCCTCCTTTGGAATCATCTGATGGGCCCTAATCATAGCAAGCTTAATGATATCCGCGGCTGACCCCTGGATGCGCGTGTTGAACGCTTGACGCTCAGCTGAAGCTCTATCTCCGTGGCTTCTAGAGGTAATCTCTGGTAGATAGCGCCTACGCTTTAGTATTGTGGTCACGTAGCCCTTGTTTCTAGCCACACCTACTACGCGTAAACGATACTTGTCTACAGAAGAAAACTTATCTGAAAAGTCATTGAGTAGCTTCTTAGCCTCTGGAACTGTGCAACCAATAGAACGCGCAATCTTGTCTGGACCTACGCCGTATGCCATAGCAAGAACAAGAACCTTACCTGCCTTGCGGTCTACTCCCATAGTGTCACCCACAGTGGTATAAATATCTCCGCCTTCTAGGTAGTTCTTCATCATAATAGGGTCCTCAGACATTGCCGCAATAATGCGAGGCTCAATCTGTGAGTAGTCAGCAACAACTAACTTATAACCGTCTGGGGCTGTAAACAGATTACGAATAGCGCGACCGTGCTCACTAGCAGAAGGGTTAGGAATGTTCTGCAAGTTAGGGTTACGGCTAGAGAAACGACCAGTTTCAGCACCCCACTGCACGAAGTCACCATAGATTCGTTCGTTAATTAGTAGGCTTTCTTTATCTTCTACCTTGGTCTTTCCGTTAACGGTCTTAACAACTTCGCCGCCTAGGTATGGAATTACATAAGTGCCAATCAACTTGTTTAAATCTGTGTACTCAAGAAGTTTAGTAACAAATTCATCCTTCTCACGGAAAGGCTCTAGTGCCTCTGCTGATACAGAATAGTCGCTGTAGTCTAGGTCGCCTTCTTTCTTTTGACCTTTGCCTGTTAACAATACTGGCTTAAGGCCACGGCACCCTTCTTCCTTTGGACCAAACAATAAGTATTGCTTTTCTGGGTTGGAGTTCATATTAAAGACGCGACCAGCGATGCGGTAGATATCTGACTTAACGGCTTCAATCTCACCACTAATCTTCTCGTGCAATACCTTTAATTCATCTACATCAATCGGCGCACCTGTCAACTTCATATCGCAAAGGACGCTTAGTACATCCATTTCTAACTTCATTACTGTCTCAACGTCCGCCTCAACTATCTTTGGGGCAAGAACTTTCCATAACAAAAATGTGTACTTAGCATCGAGGTATGAGTACTTAGCTACCTCATCAAATGAGTACAGCTCAACCATATGCCCAATACCTTTTTCCATACTGTAGCCGAGCTCTCGCTGTAAGCAGTCATCTAAACCAAGCTTTCCGCGGTTTAAGTTGTTGTATAGGAAAGAAGCCATAAGAGTGTCAAAGTAAGGACCTACTGGAATCTGTCCGCCGTAATACTTTGCAACGGCACTTAAGTCAAAGACTAAGTTATGACCAATAGTAAGAATGTTTTCGTTAAACAGTAAAGGCTTAATTGCTTTAAATACTTCTGCTGGGAACAATTGCTTTGGGGCAGGACCAAAATACTTTGTTGCTTTCTTTTTATCTCTAGAGTAATCCGCTTCTCGTGCAGGAAGACCGGCGTCTACGCGCTTTTGTCCTTGACCTGTTAAAGGAAAAACTTCTTCTAAAAAATCTCCGTTCGGGTGACCCATAGGAATAACGTCACCGCGACCGTGTGTAGCAAAGCTAATCCATAAAACTTCGTTAACAGCGGGAACACCTCTGTGCTCACCAACAGTTTCAACGTCAAATGCAAACGCATCTTGTTGCATATAGTAAGCAACCATCTCTTGCAGTTGCTCTGTAGTCGTAATGATATTCAAATTATGTCCCCTTAAAAAAGCTGAAGAGCCAGAACCAGGGGGGCAGTCCTGACCCTTCAGCAGCCTAGTGATTAGGAAAGCGAAGCAGCGATTACTTCAAGCTCTTCCCAAGTTGGTTCCTTAATTGCGGAACGGTCAAACGGCTTCATTTCTGCAATAGCAGTTTCGATTGCATCAATGTCTGTAATGCCCCAGTCCTCAGCGAGGTCGCGAGCCTTAACAGAATTGATGTGGTAAACGGTTGTCTGCATCTTGCCAGTGCGACTAATAGCCCAGTAGTTCTTTGTTAGAGGACCTTGAGGCGAGAAGTGCGCAGCGTGTAGGGACTTATAAAGTCTTGGACTTGCAATCAACATCTGGCGTTGTGGTCCACCAGCAGCGCTGAGGTTAGCAATACTGAAAGCTTTTTTATCTTCAGGCTTGCTGCCCATCATGCAAAGTGGGTCGTTAGCACCAAGGGAAACGAATGAACGCTTACCAGTTGTGATTTGTGATAGGAAGTGTTGCTTGTAAATTGCAAAAGGTCCATCTTGGTCGAGGAACTTTACAATCTGAAACTCACCATCGACGAACTTAAATTCCTTTGGAAAGTCGCCAGTAGCGGTTGTCTTATCTGCGGCATCCCAGCCAGACTTAATTGCGGAACTGGTTGATTGGGATGGGCGGTCTGTTAGTGGAGTATCGACATTTGCAAACTCGTCGTTTTCCACGATGTACTCATCTGTTCTGTTTACTGCCATAGTTTTCATATCCTTTTGTCATAGTTTTATTTAGTTTCGATTGCGCGGATTTCACTCCACGCCTCGGCAATCTCATTGCTGAGTTGTCGGTGTAGTGACCAGTCTATACGCTTTACGTACAGAAGTCCAGCCCTATCAAACAACTCAACAAGTTTTTCGACCATCGCACGTGAATAGAGCCTGCGCCCTTGATGGTCCTCCCCCTTAGAGTTCTTCTTAGTGGGAAGCCTATATGGTGATGAAGGCAAATAGCCTTCTTTTATCCAAGTACGGATAGTGATTACTGGTCTACCTAATGCGGCTGCTAATGCACCGATAGTAAACATCTCAATCTCTATCCCGTTAGGCAAAGGCTTCATATAAGGTTTTGAGTCCCAAGTTAAATCAGGCTCTACCTCGTGCGCCTTCACTACTTTTTCTTTGCGTTTGCGTTTGCTTCCTGGGTAATACTCATCCAAATCAGCAAATGCTTTATCAATAAAATCCTCTGTCATTGTGCCTTCACTATAAAAGCGTAACTAACTTTTGCTGGAAACATTGCGTCGATGTCTTCTTCTGTTAGGTAACCTTCATAGAAGGCAGACATAATCGCATCTTCATCTAACATAGGAACCATCTTAATGCAAGTATCTTTAATTCCTTTTTTAGAAAGGATAGTTTCAGCAACTTCCATATCAAGAACTTTAGATACTTTGCGCTGGCGAGTAATAGTTACTTCTCCAGATATGTCATCTTCTACAGTCATAACGTTGTGGCCACTGTCGTTAGGCTCTACTTCGGTTACTGCTTCTGTAAGACGTGTTTTAAGTTCATTTTGTCGCGCAGTCAAAAGCGCAACTTCATCTTTAAGAGCAAGGTATTGGCGCAAGTTGCGCTTTACTTCATTTAGTTCCATTGAATCTCCCCTAGTATATGGGGATAACCTAGTACGAAGACTAGGGACGTGTCAAATTATCTTTTCTTGCCTGTCCGAGCGTAGCCGGTCTTTTTCTTGTTCATACTGCCAGGCTTCTTGTACCCAGAGCCTTTAGGCATATTAGCTATGCGAATCTCTAGCGCAGCCTTAATCTTTTCGTGGTTACTTGGCACGAACGTACTCTTCCAAAGCGTCAATGATGATGCTGGTAACAGTAACTTTTTCTGAAGCAGCCTTCTTTTGGACAGCCTTCCAGAGGTCGTCAGCTACTCGAATGGTGCGCGTAGGCGTCTTAGGTGCGTTAGGCATCCGTATATTCTATACCGTCGAACCTGTTAAAAATTGCTTTAAACTGCCCACAGATAGGTCTAAACCGCCTGCTTCATTGATTCCTTTGCCATCCATAACAGCGTCTGCTAATGACGTCTTAAACTGAAGCGCTTCATATTGGCGTTCTTCTATTGACCCCGCCATCAACAGGTCTTGAATTACAATCGTCCCCCACGTTGAGCTCGCTCTTTTAATGCGACCATTGCGTTGCGTAGCCGCGCCGCTTGACCAGGGAAGGTCGTAATTAACGAGGAGATTAGCAGCTGGGAGGTCCACACCGTAGCCACCAGCGTCACTAGATATAAGCACACGAATAGCAGGGTCCGTATTAAATGCAATTTTGTTATCCTCCTTGGATTTAGCGTCTAACTTACCAGAGTAAAGCTTGCATATGTCTGGGCCTAGTGCCTCAGCAATCATATCTAACATATCTACGTAGGTAGCAAAAATAACTACTTTGTTCGCTTCATCCTGTTCAAGAAAGTCTTTAACATATTGGACAAGGTAATCCAATTTAGGCGAATTAGTAACGTCGTCGAGAGCACCAGAGCTAACAAGTTCCGCAGCATAAGCAGACCCTTCCCCGTTCATTAAATGAAACTTAGAAGCACTTGTCCTAAGTAAATCTGGGTGTGAGCATAACATCTTTAAACACCCAATCTTGGACATAATCTTACCGCGCATCTCGTCCTCGGGACCTCCGCGCTTAGACTCATACCCGTAATGCGCGTTTATATTAAAAGTAGAACCAAACAAAGTTTGAGCGTCGTCTAAATCAGTTAACAAATCGCTGGTGACACGGGAGTACAACTTAGATGCTTTGCGGTCAAAGACAATATTAACTGGGTCTTTGTGAATAGAATCGGGTAGGAACGGCGCAACGTCTGGGTCTTTCTGCGCTTTACGTACAGAACCCTCTTTCATCTTTTCGTGCAAAGTTTTTAAGTTGCGGTATCTTTCTACGCCGCCCCAGCTATTGCGCACAATAAAAGCTTGGTCAAATATGTCAAACCGACCTAACAAAGTAGCATCGACAAACTGCATAATGCTGTAAAGCTCTTCAGGTTTTCCGTTCTCAATAGGTGTACCTGTTAAAGCAAAACGATATGGAGCGTTAATTAATCTTTTGACGGTTTTAGAGCGTTTAGATTTAAAGGACTTAATCGCTGTTGCTTCGTCAAGTACGACAAATCCTCTTGGTAATTGCTTGACGCGTTCCCAGTCGTTAACCACTTGCTCATAGTTGAGGACAATATAGTCAACACCCGAGTTCTTCCAATCCATCGCTTGTTCATATTGTGCGGCTCGCTTAGAGGGCGTTCCATCAATGACCAAAGCTTTAGAAGTTCCATTTGTAAATTTCTCAATCTGATTAGCCCACTGATATTTAAGTGAGGATAGACAAATGATAAGGCCAGGCTCTTTAATTTTTGTCTCATCCATAAGTCTTTCTATGGCTGCAATGGTGAGAACGGTTTTACCTAACCCAAGGTCGTAAGCAACGAGCATTTTACCGCGTTCGCACATACGGTCTACTGCCTCGGGTTGGTAAGGAAGAAGCGTGCCTGTAAAGGTCAAAGCAGACCTGTCATACGAGTTTTAACTAGCGCAGTCAAATCATCAATAGTCCCATTGTTCATAAAAATTTGGTCGGACTTGTACCCGTCTAACTCTGACTCTGAAACGTGAGCGTTTACTGCCTCAATCCCTGGGCGTTTAATCCTCCATATTTGACCGCTAAAAGACTTAATGAACTCTGCTTCATTCTCAAAGCGAACGTCGGTAACAACATAATTTTTGCTGCGGTCAATGTCTTTAAACGCTTCTACTATCCAATGGTTGTCGCCAAATACTTTTCTAGCTCCCACTCCAAGGTCCTGCAATAGACGGCGAACCTCTGTCTTAGCTTTAGCTACTTCCCACCCGTAGTCTTTTAAAATCTCATTAAGTCTATGCCCATCTGAAAGGATGGGATTAACCTCTACCAGAAGGTCGCGTATCTTGTCGGCAAATGCTAAACGGGTAAACCCGTATTCTTCTATAAGAATATTTGCTACGGTATCTTTTCCTGAGCGAGCGTAACCAGTAAGACCGATAATCATACGATTGCCTTTTCCCCTCTGATGAGATGCTTTGCTTTCTGAAGTCCTTGTAAAACCTCAGCCTTACTCATACCACCTACGTCTTTGACGTCTATGCCTGAGTAGTTGAAGAACCAGCACTCTACACCAAACTCCTGACAAAGACGAAGTAGTTCCATAGAAGACTTGCGCCCAGCCTCATCGTTATCCATAGCAAATATGATTCTGTCTGCGCCGCGAATAATGTTGAACTGTGCTTGAGACACAATAGCGCCGTACGTAGCAACCCCGCTGAAGATACCTATAGAGGCTAATCGAACTACGTCTAACGGGGACTCAACAACAATCATATCTCCGCCAACATACTGACGGTAACCGTATAGCGACTGGCTTTTCTTAACTTTGCTCGGTCTATTATTAAAGTACCTGCGCGTGTAGCCCTTCTCTTGCCACCCTAATAGAACTTCGGAGTTAGGGTCTCGTATAGGAATAATCCAATTACTTTGTCTTTCATCCCATAGAAGTCCATATGAAAAAGCCGCGTTAGATGTTAAACCGCGGGACTGTAAGGCGTGCTCTGGAGGATTAACAAAAGCGCTAAGCATAGATTCTGTTACGTGGGTTACATCTTCAATAACTGGTTTCTTCTCCTGTGATAGGCGATTAAACCTTGAGACCATACTGGCTGGAGAACCAATCCACTCATTAACTTTGTCGTAGTCAATGCCGGTTACATAACCAATTAATGTGTATAAGTTCCCTTTCCAACCGCACGAAAAACAAATGAACGCGCCAGAGTCTGCGTTAATCCACCAAGAAGGGTTGTGGTCAACGTGCCCTGTGCGCTCTTCGTGAGCAGAACAGTAACCATTAAGCTCATCTCCGCGACTGTCGATAACTTCTACACCTAGACGAGCAAGAGTGTCGGTCATCTCTTCTACCGTCATTCCAACTCCTTCTCAATGGCTTGGATAGTAAGACAAGGGTAGTTATTTCCGCACTCATCGCATACAGAACTTGTTCCACAACACTCACAGTCAGTGATGTAAGGATTATGTAGTTTCATTACCGCCATCACCGCTTCTGCTAAACGGTCATAAGAAAAGTCTTGGTCATTGACTCGCTCTAGCAATTCATCGTGTGTCATAGGTCTTCCTCGCTGACCTCGCGGAACTGTCCGGTGTTCCAATCCCAAATCAAAGATACTTCGCTTAGACCGCCGTTACGAGAAGCAATAACACGCAATAAACGAGTGTCATCTACGTTTTCATCCTCGCGCTGCAAACCAAAGATAACGTCAGCGTCTTGGTGGAACGAAGAAGAGTAACCAATAGAGTCAGCGCTCACTTGTCCCTTCTTCATCTTCCACGTCAAAGCTTGAGTAGAGATAACAATTGGCTTATTAACCTTTTGCGCAAGGCGTTTAAGAGAACGGGTGATGTTGGTAATTGCCTGTGGTGTACCAGCATCTGCCCCTAGCTCATCAATCATCAAATAAGTACCATCAATGAAGATAATGTCTGGGTTCTTGCTTTGAATCTTGCTTGCTACGGCGCTTACTGTCTGACCATTAGCTGAATCGACAAACCAAAACTTGTCATTCATTTGCTCAATACCTGAAGCAATCTTTAAGTATCGACCCTCTTCTTCTTGGGTCAAAGTACCTGTCATAAGACGGCGATGGGATATGCGAGCGCGCATTGCAAAGTAACGACTCTTCTGTTCTGAGTTACTCATCTCAAAAGACATAAACATAGGAACTTTGCCGTTAAGGTGACAGTTAATAGCAATCTGCAAAGCAAGAGTTGACTTACCTGTTTTAGGTGGAGCAACAATAACAATCAATTGCCCTGGCTGTAGACCGGATGTAGCGTCATCCATTGTTCTAAAGCCTGTTGGCAAACCTAATAGTCCAGGGTTGTTCTTACGATACTCGTATTCTTCTTTAGCGTTCTTTGCAGCAGCCGTAATTTCTAAATCGTTAGAACGGTTAAGGCCTTCTTCTTCTAACTTTATAAGACCGCGCTCTAAAGCCGTAAGTGCTGCCTCGTGGTCTTTTTGGTTCTCAAGTGTGTCTAAAGCTAAGCCGATAGTGTTAACAATTGTTATCTTTCTACGGGCATTTATTAAACGGTCCAGTAAATAATGAATACTGTCGTCTACCTGTAGCAAAGCATAAGTAGGAAAGTTTTCTTGAATAACTTCAAGGCTGGGGCATTCTTGATAGTTAGAGTAATGCTCGTGAAGGAACTTAAATAGTTTCTTATCTGCGGCATCGGGAAACCAGGACTCGTTGATGTTTCTTTCAAGCATCAGCCCTATGTTGCGCTCTTCGACTACCTTGCTAAGTAATCTTGCTTCGTTATTCATAGACTATTTATATCCAATCCCCAGTGACCGTATCGTAATAGACGTTCAGGCTTATCTAAAACACCTATTACTTCGGGGCGATAAGGAAGCTCGTCAACCAGTTGGTTAACGGAACCGTATGCCGAGAAGTATCTAAACGGATTAGTACCCATGCTGTCAAGCATCTCAATTACTTTATTAAGTTCTTCATCATCTAAATCAAAAGAGATTAACTCTAAAGTTATCCCGTTCCTGGTTGTATACAGGTAAAGATAGCTAAGTATCTCTCTTCTAATCTTTTTGTCTACTTGAGGAACAGGAACTACCTTGAACCTCTTTTTTACAGTGAGCTCTACAATTAAAAATACATCTGTTGCTACGAGTATTCTTTTGGGGAGCTCATTACTGATGTCCCCTTTTCTCATTAAAAAACCTCTATCTTCCCAAACTTAATAATAAACTCACGAAAGTCTTCATTAGACAGTTTTGCTTTTTCAGCGTCTTCTTGAGTAGCACGGCTAGATATCTCTAGTGGATAGTTTCCATTGTTGTTCTCAAGCCTGTTGTTTACAAACTTAATATGTTTGCAAGAACCGCGGCTTTTAAACCCTGGGCACGTACAAGAAAGCTCTCCATTTACCGTAGAAGACACTTCATAAATACCTGGGCCTGGAACAGTTGCCTGACTAAGAAATACTTGTACTAGGCGTGGTTCCTTACTCACGTTGCCCTCTTTCATTTACGTAGGTCGCCTTTAACTGTAGTAATTGGAAAATACTGAAACGCTTCATTTGCAAAGCTTTCTGTGGCATCACCATATAGAGCGGCCCAATCTGCTCGCCTGACATTTGTAGTAACAATAGTAGGCAGTCCGTTGTTAAAGCGAGTACGTAAAACATCATGCAGTGTATTTTTTTGCCAACCAGTTAAAGTAGCGTGCTCTTTACCTACATCATCTATAACTAAAAGACGAATATTAAAAGCGTCGTTTAGGCATTCGCCTAACATACCTTGGTATATAACCTCTTGGTCATCTGTTGGCCCGTCCATTATTGCACCCTTTAAATCAAGTACATCATTGAAGGTAGCAAAGTAACAAGGGCGAATAAGAGTTTTATTCTCAGCAACATCAAAAGAATCTAAAGAAAAATTAAGCATTGCTTCTTGAATAATAGACAACGCTAATGTTGTTTTTCCTTGTCCCGGTGTTCCCCAAAACAGTAAGCCTTTACCGCAAAAAGGTAGACCGTTAGCGCGAATAACAGTTTTGTTCTCCACTGACTTAAGCCATCCACGTATGTCAGCTACATCATCCGGCTCAATATCAACGCAGTCATCTAAAGTCCAACCAATACGAGCGGATGGAATGTTTGCCATCTTAATCCAAGAACGACGTCTTAGCTTTACCTCGTCTAACTTAAACATTCCTTAGCCAATCTCTAGACTTCTTAGCTTCTTCTCTTTCAGCAACAACTTCTTCTTGAGTAACCATAGACTTCTTTGCATCTTCTAGCAATACGCCAAACTGAATAATAAACTTCTTCCAAACCATCTCTGGGTCGTGAAGCTTAGTATCGTGCTTAATCTTGTCAAAGAACAGCTTCATCATCACTATCTCTATATCACCCGTAGTTCCGTACTCCGAGCGCTTAGTCGCTAATGCAAACCTAAACCTACTACGGGTAACTTGCCAAGGCTCAATATGCCAAAGGTTATGCATCTGAGCAGCAAACTCAAACGTGGAATCTGTAACAGACCAACCGAAGGCATTCTCTTCACTGCGGCGAACCATACTCTCAGACTGACGTTTTGCGTGAGCCTCTGCCTTCTCAGCTTTCTTCTTGGCATAGAACTTAGCCTGTGCCTCTAAACGGTCTTCTTCACTTTCATAATACTCTCTCACGCGAGTGCCCTCCTGCGAACTTGTTTCGCTATTCGGTTTGCTTATATATGAATTAGCTATATTGGGTATATAGCTATTCTGCTGTGTCTGTTGTGATAGGAGTGCCCTGATGGGACTCCCATCCACTATCTTGGAATAGGTTACGTACCTGCCGTTGATGACCGCTCGGCTAGTGATTATTAAACCAGCCTCCCTCAGCTCCTTCAAGACAGCCAAAAAGGACTTTCTCCCAGCTTCGGGGAACACCCTAGCCAGGTTCTCAGCGCTTATAGGAGCCTCTGTAGCCTTTAAGTACACATAGACACCTAGGGCACGGGCTGTAATCACGCCTTAGAGCCCTTCTGAGGCTGATTTGAGGCATTCATCTCTGCCACCACAGCCTTAGCTATAAGACGGGCAAACGCTTCTAGGCCCAGGTAGACGTCCTCGTAGATTTCGTCTTCCTCGTCCATATCCTCGTCGTCCTCGTCTACGTCGTCCTCTGGGTCTTCTTCAGGCTCTGTTTCAGCCATCTCAACCTTTGGCATAACCGGCTTAGCTTCCTCCGCTTTAATGTCGGCGGTTGAAACTAGCTTGTTCAACCCGTCTGTTAAATCAAAACAGGCAATGCCCAAATCTTTTGCGTAAGCCAGCGCGTTCATACAAGTTGGGTCTTCGTCTGACCACAGGATAAACGCACAAGATTTGTCATCTTCGATATATGTCATTGCAGATAACAATGGGTTATCGGCTTGGGTAACACTGCAAGGCGGAATGCTTTCAGCGTCTTCTTTGGTGTTCCAAACCAAGATATCTATATTTTTATCTTTGGCTAGCTGGGCTGCAAATACTTGCCCTTGGCTAGGTTTGCCATCAAACGCTAATACCAATGTTCCTTTAGGGCCATTAGCGTAATAGTGGTCTTCCATAAGCGCTTCTAGGTTGGCGCGGCTGGTAACTCCGTTACCAACGACTAACACATAATATTTGTCCATAGGACCTCCTTGTAGGGGAGGCATACATTAGCACAGGGTTTTTATTGCGCAACCCTATTGATAACTACGGAACGGCGAGAAGCGGCTTTTTCAGTAACCATAAGCGCGGCTCCTCCTAAAAAAGCTCCAGCGCAGGAGTAAAGAATAAACTCTTTAACTGAAGATATTCCCACCAGGTAGGTGCCTACGCACGCAAATAAAAGCGCAGCAGTAGAGTTGGTAAGAACGGGGCTAATAACCACTTCAAGAAAAGAAGTTAGAGGTTCTAGTACCGCAAGAAAGAAACCAGTGAATAATCCAATTAGTAGTAGGTTTAGCATAGAGGTATCTTACTACGTCTGAGGCTGTGCTAAATACAAAGCAAACGTTGAGCCTAAAGGCAAATAGCTTTGGATTCCTCCATGTATTAGACGATTCTCTGTTGCAACGCGGTTTCTGTATAGGTGGCTACGGCCATAGTTAACATTGCTGTTTTCCCAAAACAAAGAACCAGATTCTGCAGGGCCTTTGCTTCCATCAAAATAATCAAGTACAAAAGCTGTGTTTTCAAACAAAGCCATATCAAATGAAATCTCATCTTGTGTGGCCGCCGTTGTTCTGTCCCACTCAACTTCTACAGATGCGTATGCCGCATTGGAAGGGGCAGTAGCTGTTACATATAGGCGGCCCCAAGAAGTAGTAACTGTATATGGAGTTCCGGTACTTGTACTAATTAAAACTTTTGACGCGTCATACCATTTGATTTTTGGTGTTAATGTAGAGACAGATAATCCATCTGTATACAGCTTTGCATAGATGCTAAACGTATAAGAGGTTTCTGGGTAGTAGATACCGCAGTAGTCAGCATTAGTTGTGTATGACTTAATAGTTACTGGGTCTGTGCCAGGATAAATTCTAATGCCGTTACCATTAAAGTACATAGTTCCAGTAGCTGTCATTGAAGTTTCGTTTGGCGCTACTACAGTAAATGAGACAGTTAGTGCTGTAACCGCAGTCACAACGTGTACTCCAAGATAAGGAGTTGTGCTTGTTACTGCAGCAGTTAAAGACTTTATATAAATGCTGTCTCCCACTTTAAACTCGTGGTTATGACCCAAAGTAATTGTTGCTGTTCCAGAAACGTTTTGTATGTTAGTAATAGAGTATTGAATAATGTCCGCTGACGCAGTTGTGTTGTCTACTGTGACTGTTCCAGCATTTGTAAATGACCAAGGGGCATAGTTAGTTCCGTTATACGCAATCTCAGGGTTGAGCAACTCATTAATTCTAGTAGCGCGTACAGTGATGTGGACTTGTCGGGCATCATCAAAATCAGTAACTGATGCACTAGCTTCAAATTGAGCACAGTCAAAATAGTGGTACTCATTAGATGAACTAGCTGCAGCAGAAGCAACACTGATTTGAGGAACAGCGTAATAAGCCCCAGTTGGCGCAGCAGCAGATACATATGGGCGGTAAGACGCAGAGAATGTAGCTGTGTTATTGGATACTGCTGAGCCAGATGAGGTAGACAAAAAAATACCGAATCTGTTGTACCAGTTAATCTTTGCGGTTACGTTTCTGGCAGTAGTGCTCTTAGCGGTATAGACGCTAAATGTATAAGTGGTACCAGCATCTACTGGGATACCGTTTTCTATAGAAGTTACTTGACCGCAGTAAATGTTTAAAGTTGCAGCAGAGCCAGTAGCGTTCTTTATTGACAAAATAGAAACGCGCTTATTTGGGAATGAGTATGGGGATGTGGGCTCGTGCCACGGAGTTGGGTCTAGCTCTACGATTGTGTATGTTCCAGTAGCTGGGTTTAACCCAGAAAATGCTGCAGTGTCAGTTCCAGTTAACGCATAGCTAATAGAAGTAGCGGTTACTGCGGTAATAGCCACAGAAGCCAAAGGTGTGTTGAATAGGGGCATTGGGCAGTTAGAGACAACTACTTTATTTCCAACAGCAAAACCGTGTGAACCGATAGTTAAAGTTGCAACGTTGCCAGTTAAAGAGATAGAGGTAGCGGTTGTGTTTGATAGTTTTGATACCGTTACATCTGTAGCATAAGCTCCAGAAGTATAGTTAGGGTGCCAACGACCTGTGCTTTCTTCAAAAGAAGAGTCGTTATAATCAAGCATTTTATTATGGCCTACCACCAAACCATCAATACTTGGGTTCGGTGTTCCAGTAATAGGAGCAGGAACCGCATAACTACTAAAAGCTTTTATATATTCACGTAGTCCGTCAGCTGAACCCTTTTTTTGTAAAAATTTAATACTGTTTCTTAACAAAACACGGCTTTGCTGATACCCAATTTCAGGCTCATAGTTAAACCCAAATTGATTAAGCATAGAAGGGATAAGACTGCCACTTACTTTTTCTACGTTATATCTATCAATTAACAGTTCAGTAAGGGTTTGTTCGTAGTCTAATTCAAACCCAAATAAACGCAAAAAGTTATATAGGTCATCGTTTTCAAAGTCAGATGTAGCTGAGTATGGTTGCGTAATTTTGTACACTTCTGGAAGATAGTTGTACATTTTGTCAGAATTTGCAAAGTTTTTAACAGAAACTCCAATAGCGTTTCCAGCGTTAAGCCAACGATATTGAACTGTGCTGTATACGTAAATAGAGTAGTAGTAGAACGCTCCAGGGACTAAGTTGTAAGTATCTGTGTACTTAATAGGGTCACTGTCGTGGTAAACCTCTAAAACAGTAATTCCATCAAAAGCGTCTACAGGATAACCGTAGCTGTTTCTAACTATCTTTAAACGGGACCAGTCTCCATTCGGGTCTGTCCAGTTAAGCTGTATAGAACCGTACCCATTAGGCGCAGCTGTAAAAGGGGTAGCGTCGTATTGAACAGGATTATCGGAGCCATAGTAACTAGCTAGATAGTAATCAATTCCATAGCGCGACACTGTTAGCCTACAATTCCACCAACAGTATTAACTGTTAGTCCGCCAGTAGCAATCTGTGGAACTTCATTAACTGCACATACAATATCGTTTTGAATAAGCGTGGTAACAGACCCTGTAGCAGCAGTTGTTACTAAAGTAGGAGACACCAAAGCGTAAGAAAACGTAGTTGAGGCTACCGCAGTAATAACAAACACGCCGTTGTAAGTAGTGTCTACTCCGCTTACTAATACTGTTTGCCCGACTTTTAAAGAATGAGCCGCAGAAGTAGTAAGAGTAGCCACAGTTCCATTAGAAGCTTTATTAGTAATTGTGTACGTCAAGTCTTCATCAGCGCGTACCAGTTTTTGTATTTGAGAGTATGCAACGCCATCAATTGCAGCAATAGTTGCCATAACATCTTGGTAAGAAATTCTGTCTTGGAAAATAACATTATCAATGTAGAAAAGGCTTTGAATTGCCGCAGTAACCGCTGCTTGGACCGCAGTAGCTTTGTAGTTATTCAAAACTGTAACATTGATAATAATGTCAGTGTTTACATACTTAGCTGGTTGGTAAGTAATCGTTGTTCCCGGAGGAGTCTTTCCAACAAAGAAGTGTTGTAAATCGGTTTTCATTGTGTTAAACACGGTTGATGGGGTAATTCCATCAATCAATACTCCGGTGTCTCCGTAAGGAACAAAGTAAAGCGTAATGCTGTTGTAGGTAGAACCTACCGCTACCGCTTTGCTTACTCCGCTGACTTGAAGAGCTAAAGAAGCATAGTCGTCTAGTGATACAGCTCTGTTTAATGAACGAATACTTAAAGGAGCGTTTACGCGGATAGAGTCAGTAGATTCCGGGTCAGCTCCGCCAGTAGCGGCCGAACCTTGGTTTAATACGCTAAGACCAGCAGGTACTGAGCTAGATGGAAAACTTAAAATGTATTTAATAGTTGCAGCCGCTACGTTACCCGCTGCACCGCCGCCTACACGATAGGTTACATAAACCGGGGTAGAACTAGGAGGAACACGTCCGCTGATATTGTCGCCAAAGACAACCGAAGTAATACCCAAAGAGTCTGTGTTACTAACAACAACTGGGTCATATCCGTTGTAGTCAATAAGGTACTCAACCTTTTCGTAGTTAATACCGCCAACAGTGGTAACCATACTGTCGTTAATTACTGGGTATTGAGAAAGAGCAAATGATTGTCCAGCATTACCATCTGAAGTTCCGACTAGTTCATTAGTTACAGTGACGCCTTGAGTAGCTGTGACTGTAGCTGACCCATTAGTAGTGCCGACTTTGGCTGGAACAACTACTGAGGTATCTGTTTCAAATACAATTTGAGAAGTAATTCCGTTTGAAACGCTGTTTGTAGCTACTTGTGTAAGAGCTGGAACAGTAATAGGGGATGCCGTAGAGTTTTGAAAAGTTAAGGTCACTGTGGCTGCAGTGCTATCTGTAGCGGCATACCCTAACAATGTTGCAATACTAAGTACATTTTGACGTTGGCTAGCGGTATTAATAAATGCTTCGTTAGCGGAACGGTCAATGTAGTAGTTAATAAGGTCGCCCATATATGAGAAAAGCTCCAACAAGGTCATGCCAAAGTCAGCTGGGTCTCTGTTGGTCCAAGTTGGTGCAAAAGTAGGAATAAGATTTATAAGGTCTTGACGGATAGACGCATAATCTCTTGATGTGTAATCAACCGTAAGAACGTAGTTATTACTGGCCATTTGGTACCTCCACGATTACGTCGCCAGACCTGTTAAATATGGCGGTCTTTATGTTTACTTTTCCTACAGTTGTTGAAACACCGTACTTGTACGTAATTTCAATTAATAAATATCCGTCTGCAGGGTCTATTGTAGTGCTTACACCCGTGACTGTAAGCTCAGACAGCCACAAAGGAAAAGCGTTATAGATTTCTGACTTTATAGCATCTGCGGCAGCTGCTCGATTATCCAAAGCAAAAGACTTTATATTTGTACCAAATGATGGACGCATAACACGTTCTTGAAGCAAAGTCATAACAACAAGAACAACTCTATCTTGCCAAATTTTGTTTTCATCTGTGGTACTTGAGACAGCTCCAGCCGAGTCAAATGAAAAAGGAAGTGATATAGCTGATTGAGCCATAGTTATACTCCAATCCAAACCGGAAAGTTAGGGTCGCCTGCTATAAACATTACCCACACCAATTGTCCTACATTTGGAACAGAGTTGTGAGCGCTATGTGTAGAGTTTAACGTAACAGTGTGCGTATGTGCTCCAAAAGTGCTGACAGATGTCCCGCTACTTGTGTATACATCGGTGTGAGTATCGTGAGTAGTGTTATTAGTTACAGGGGCGCAGGCTGGAGCCCAGTTAGTAACAGCTTCTCCTAAAATTTGTGGGACCTGTAAAAGTATTTTATTTAAGTTTTCAGGGTCTTGGTTATCAATACATATTCCCCTGTATAGCCCATAAAACTTATTGTCGTCTGTCATTTTAACCCGAGCGCTTTCTTGTATCTAGCTTTTACTGTGCTTGGCGTAGTGTCGTTATGTTGAGTTACATTTGAGATTAACGGGGTTACAGTTTTCCATTTTGATGCTGCGGATGCTCTATTGTTAATTTTTGGAACAGCTCTATTTTTTACAGCACTAAATGCGGCAGAGGATTGAGGACCTATCTTGTTATAGGTCTGAACCATTTTTGTTTTTGGAACAATATTAACTTGACGCACGTTAGGGATTACGGTTCTAGATGGGCGGTAGTCAGGGCTAGAAATTAAAGTCCCATCTGTCCAAACAGCGTGGCTGCCCAAAGAATCAATTCCTAGGTAAAGCACTGTTGTGAATTTTTGAGCGTTTCTTTCGTCTTCAATTATTCTGTGTTCGACGCCTAAGATAATCCAATATCCTGAATAATCAGGTCCAAGTCCTTCTAAGTACACAGGCATATCAGGGCGTAAAGATGGGGTGCCTATAACTTCAGCAGTTGCTCTATAAGGAAACGAGTTCCTATTTTCAGCTGCTTCAGCCTCGTGTTTAGCAACTAAAGCGTCAGTAGCCACGATATCTGTAGCAAACATATCAAAAAACTCAGGTTTAGATTTAGTCCTTGTTTTTTTGTTTCTTACTTGTTTAGTTATAGACGTTATAGAGGCTGAGCCAGCATCAACTCCTGTAATAGCTACGGCAGACTTCATAGCGTCTTCAAACGGCAAAGATTCACCCACCATTAAAGAGAATGAGTACAGGTTAGAGCCGTCTGGGCTATTGGCATTTCTCATTGTAAACTTATGTGCTTCGCTGCGTAAATCTGTGTAGTCTTTCATAATAGGTTGAAAGTACAACTCAGTATTTTGAGTTCTTAATGTGTACCCAGATTGTTTTGCAAGTTTTACCATCAATTCCCAGTCGGTATGTCCGGCTTGAGATATTTGAGGATAAATTCTGGGATGAGGTTCCGCATAACAAGCAAATCCGTGGTTTAAAGCAATTTGTTTAATAACCATATCTGCAGACATATCACGGTACACAGTTTGAGACGGCTGTTTCATAGGAAATGAGCCGCCAACTATTACCATTTCAGTTAAATCTGTGCCCGGCGTTTTAACAGCTTTTATGTGATGGATGTACCCATGAAAATTTCTTTCTTCATGCTTTAAGTTATAAATATGAAGAGCCACCAGTGAGCCGGGTGAAACTACGTCGTACTCAACTCCCCAATCTCTAAACCTGACAACAGCTATTTCGTGCTCATACCTATTTTGATATACTTCAGCAGAGTAAACAGCTTTAGGTGTAATAGATGTTTCAGGAAAAGATACTTTTACAAAATTAAACACGAGGAATCCTCAAAATAGTTCCAGGAGTAATGTTTGTAAAGTCGCTAATTTCTGGGTTATATTCAGGGATAATCCACCAATACTCAGGATTTTTATAGTACTTATGAGCTATTTGGTCTAAGCGCTCTCCATATACATATGTGTGCTCATAGTAAGAAATTTTACCTATATCAGAAAACTCATAAAAAACTACCGGGTCAGGGCTGCCGTCAACACTGGTAGCCACATAGTCAATTACAGAGTACTCGTATCTAGAACCTTTATATATAGTCATTTTAGTATTGTACCGAATCCATTCTGGAAGCTGAAAGGCAATCTAGTGATACTTGCACACTAGTTCTAATTGGAATCATGTCTTCAGTAAAAGCGGCGTGAGAAATTTGTAAGCTAGAAATCCATCCTACATAAGATAGGGAGTCTGGCATTGGTCCAAAACTTACAGCTAATAAGTTAGGCAAAAGGTAACCAATGTCAGCAGTTTGTTTACCAAGTCCATTTGTCCATACTCCTTGGTTACCTTTACCTTCTCCGTTAATTACTTTAAGAAGGTACTCAATGTCTGCGCCAGTTCCAAGCTTTTTTAATGCTTCGACTTTACGGTTCATATCCCCAAGGTCAAGTTGAAGAGGGTTACCGTCAGTGATGTAGTACTTGACAGCTTCTTCTGTGCTCATATTTCTAATACAAGCCATATCCCAAGTTCTATCTAAAGTAATAGTAAAAGTGACGCTTTCTTGAGAAGGAAAAAAGCCCGCAACAGTAGCAAATTGGTCTGACACGTTGGGGGTCACATTCACATTGCGCTGCAAACTGACACTAATATCTGTTGGGTTCCATAAGAATTGAAAAGCCCAATCGTTGTCAATTGTGTAGTTAACCGCGTTTTTTGGCGTACTAGTTGATGACGCTGCTTTAGCATCAGTAACTTTTTTCTTTTTAGTAGTTGTTGCCACAGCTTGTTTTAAAGAGTTGGCTAATTTATTCTTTTGAGAACTAGTAGCTGTTTTTCCAAATATTTGATTATTAATTGATTGAGGCACGCCCGGATATCCGGTAGTACCAGTTCCGTATGAAACACTAGCAAGAGCTGCATCAACAGCTTGATTGTAAGGAAGTTTAACCAGCTCAGAGATAGAGGTCATCTTAGGAGTGACAGGCTTTTTAGGCGTTTCGGTATTTGTAGTTTCATTTAATAGAACGTCTGGGCCGTTAAAATACCAAAGAATAGCTCTACGAGTTCCATTGTTAATGACTGGATGATTGCCTTCAACAGTACCAAGTTGTGAGCCTACATAGGCAGTTTCTGTGTAGTCAAGAGCGCCAGACTCAATAGGAAGGCTCCACTTATGCGGAGGAAGGTTAGCCTTCATACCATTAGGGCTTCGCTTATTAGTAGCGTCGGCTGTTAAAGTAGTAATAGCTGACTTAGGCTTTGGTTGCTTAGGAGGAGTATTAACTGAGCCGCCGTTCATTATTTTGTAGCCACCTTTCCGTTAACAAGTGGGTCCTTCATCGCTTCTTTTACCGCCTTAGCTATAGCTTCTGGGCTTTGGTTAGCTCCATTAATAGTTACTGTTACGCCACCATAGTTATAAGTATTTCCCGCAGCATTTGCCTTTGCTCCAGCAGTAGCTCCATTTAAAATTTGTTGTTGAGTAAACCCTGAGCTATTTCCAACAAACGACTCAACGTTTGGTAATAAGCTTGAGGATTTACCTCCGCCATATTTACCCGCATCCCAAGAAGAAGCTTGCATAAGTTTTAAGAAGTCTTCGTTACTTCCCCCACCGCTTTTTAAAAAGTTAACAATATCTGTATAACCGCGAGCATCAGCAGACTTTCCAGTAAGAGTATTTATAGTAGCTTTTAGCCCCTGGTTCCAAGATTTATAAGCTTGAACTCCACTCCCAGATTTACCTGTGTCGAAGTTTTTAGAACCAGGTAGTTGATACGAAGTATTAAGCGGGTTAAATTTAGCGGAGTTATTCCAGTTACCGCCTTCTTTACCTTCCCAATACATAACATTTGCTATAGCTTCCGGGGTAGGTGTCGCGCCAAGCCCTTGCAAAAGTTTGGTCGCAAAACCTTTAGCGCTTACGTCTCCGCCCCCAGCTCTACCAATAACGTGGTTAGGAATAATGGTTCCGTCTGTTTTAGGTACAAAAAGCTCAGGACCCTTTTCACCAACAATGTAAGGCACTTTGTCATTAACTGGCCCACCGCTAGCTTTTCCAGTAATCATTCCTGCAATAGACATTCCAGCAATAGCGCCTAAAGGACCGCCAGTAGCGAGTCCTATTCCTCCGCCAAGTAAAGTTCCTAATATTTTTACAAGGCTTCCGCCGCCAATTCCGCTAATACCATTTCTAGTACTATTTACATAAGAAAGGGCATCAGCAATTCCAGGCAAAGAGTTAGCAATTTTAGAAACATCAGCGGCCATAGTGTTAGCTGTAGCAAACCCAGCAGCTGAAGCCCCAGCCGTATTTTGTAAAGTTTGAGCTGACTGAGCGGTTCTATTGCTAAGTGAGTTAACTGCTGCAGTGCTGAACCCAAGCTTTTGTAATGTTTTTTTACTTACATCAGCAAGCGCAGTATTTCCACCAGTAGCTGCTTTTACCAACAACCCTGTTTCTACTTGCTTGCGCAGAACTGGGTCATTTCCAAAATACATATTAAGCATTGAGTCAAGAGAGTTACCCGGCTCAAGAGAAATTAAAATATCTTGTTGAGTAATTACGTGAGAAGCTCCGCCACGTTGTTGGGTGCGCATCTTGTTCCAAAGTTCATCTACAACTTTATCTACAGACTTCATAGAGCCGTCAGGACCACGAAGTTGGATACCTAGTTGAGCGCGCATCATATTTACGTTACGGCCTTGTTGCATTGCTACGTTAGCTTCTACGCTGCCAGCCAAACCTACTCCAGGAGTAAGGTTAGACATAGTTGCTGCACCGGCAAGAAGTCTATTTAAGTTGGGTGCTCCACCTAAACCACCAGCTTGTGCTGCAATAATTGCGCGTGTGGGGTCTAGCGTGTCAGTGATTGTTCCATTTTGAGCAATACGGTTTTGAGCAGCATTTACTAAATTATTATTTCCAAGCCCTGCCATACCATAAGCACGAGTACGGTTAGTTAAGAAATCTTGTTGAACAGCTAAGTTAGTGCTTGGTAGTGCAGCCATTGCTGCCCCACCAATTTTGTAAGCAGCATAGCCAGCAGCAACTCCGCCACCGCCAGGGTTACCAGCGCTAGCAGCAATTACATTGCTTCCTCCGCCATTACCTCCGCCTGAGTTAACAGCACCAAAGATGTTAGCGACTCCGGTTAAAGAGCCGCTCATTCGTCCAACAATACTTTCAAGTCCAGCCATCTTAGGCTTGACTACGCTGTCTAAGATATTAGCAATAGCTAAAAGATTTTTTTGGAAATCGGCAAGCTGAGAGCTCATGCGGTTATTAGACCCGCCGAGGTTAAGACCCTCTTTGCTACCCATACTTATCTCCTAAATCGTTTAGAGCGCTCTATCCAGTTAAGCCTGTCTCTAACAGATAATCCGCGGATATCTGAAAGAGTCCATCCAGTAAACGTTCTTGTTAGAACCTCGTACTGGTCGAGTAATTCTTCATAATCTTGTTGTCTATAGACGAAACAAATCAAGCAAGCTAAGTGGGAGAGAAATCTCTTCTCCACATGCCTGACAAGCTTTGGTCACCTCCCCAAGGCGTGGGCCTGGGTTGCGGTCTAAAATCTCATCTACAATCTTTGTTCTATCAGCCATACCTAAAGATAAAGCTGTTGAAGCTCCAACTGAGACATTTCCATTTACTGACAGTATGCAACCAGAAAGAAGAAGAGTATTAATCTCAGCTGATGTTTTCTCTGAGTTTTCAATTAATCTCTTTTGAACGCTTCCAACAGGAAGAGTCACGCGTACGGGCCCCTTCTTTGTTTGAACGTCCCAAGTCCTGCTTGCTACGCCGTCTTTTAATTCTTTTACTGGCACGTCATCAATTAAGTTAATTGCCACTTTTTGTTCAACAGAACAATTATGGCAACTAGCTCCTACGTCTAACGTTTCACCAAAAGTGACGCGACGGATACCTAACAAGATAGCATCGCGGTCACCTGACAATAGGTTGTCAAGGTCTTCTTTAGTAACGTCCCTAGAACCAAGCTTTGTCAATCCTCGTTGAAGAAGAGTCGTAAAAGCTTTAGACAAAGAACCAGCTCTTGCGATTGCTTCTTCATCTGCTCCAGTGAGTTCTT